ATCAGCACCAGACTTAGTGATAACAAAGTCTACGACAATGTATTCAATAGCGCGGGCAGGCTTGATAAAGATCTTAGCGTACATAATGTTACGATCAATAAGATCTGGTGTTGTTGTGGTTTCATCCAAAATCAATTTATAATCTGCAAGACCGAATCTTGCTTTTACATTTGATAGAATTGGATTTACTTTGCTCTTAAAACGATTCCAAGTAGTTGGTAGATTTGGATCAAACAAAAGGTTTCTAGCCACATCGCTTACTTGAGATTTGAGGAAGAGTAATAGTCGGCGAACGTTAATCCTATCTAAAGCAGAAGCGTCTGCTTGTAGAGTCTTTTGACCAAACACAACCACACCTTCAGCAGGGAAAGTAGCAATTGGGTTAACATTCACTTGATAAAGATCATCTCTTTCTCTAGAATCTAAGCGTTGTCTTGCTTGAAGAACTCTAGGTCCTCTACGACCACCGAGATTGCCCAATCCTCCTCGATTAAATCCAGCAGGGGCAAACCATACCTCGGTCTTCGCTTGAGACGATGCAAGGGCTCCTAAGGCCGCTATAGAAGATGGTACCCATACATATGGGGAACCGGCATTAATATTATCTCTGATTTGTACAGCCGGATAGAAACAACATGCGTAACTAGAATCCAAGTTTCTTGTTTTGATACTAGAGATAGCACTTGTAACAGAACCCAATCTACTAGTAGAGTTCGCTGTACTTTCTGTACTTTGAGTATAATCATTTTCTAAATCAATAATTGCTAATACGTCGCGACGTGATTCAGCAGTAGAAATCAATTTGTCTGTGATAATTGGCTGGGTAATGCCCGGGGCCAATAAAAGATTTGCTGGAACAACTTCAGAATCTCTAACAGCATCCATTGCTTTGTTAAGAGAAAAATGAGTGTAATTGGTAGTCTCAGAAAGGGTCGATCCGATTTTAGAGTTTCTAAATGGTTCAGCCTCCAAGATGTCTAGACCATCTCTACCGCCAAACATAGGCATTAAGAATTGTCTCATGCCCAAATCTAGCATAGCGCCAAATGTTCCGTTGTGATTTGTTGTTGTATTCGCTGGTGAGGTGTATGAAACCGATGCATCATTGCCGGTCGCACTCCAAGACCCTGAACGGTATTGTGTAATATTAGTGCTGGTATTAACAACCAAATCATCCAATGAGAAGTTGAAAGAATATTCAAAAGCATCAGAACTCGGAGTTATTGAACTAATCCCTGCAGGGAGTGATCTTAAATAATCGCAATAGTCCGGGTCGTTTCTGGTTGAAGAATTAGAAATCTTCGGACGAATACCCCAGTATACACGATACGGATCAGCAGCGTTTCCATCAGAACCAGATTGTCTAAGAGGAATTGATGGGAAGATATACTTAACAGCAAAGTCTTGATCACCAGTTGCTTTCACCAAGTACCCACCCAAAGCACCACCGGGAACAGAACCTGTACTACCACCAGCAATAAAACCAGAGTTCATTTGAGACCCAATCCCACCAGACACAACAGTGTGTGCTACAGTGGATCCGGAAATAACTCCAAATGTTTTATGACGTACTGGCCCACGGAAACCGGCTGGGAGTAGTCCACCACCGCCGCCGTTTGCAATGTTTGAGTTAATTTCAACACGAATCATATCAGAAAGATTCAAATAATCTCCATAAGTACGATATCGTCTTTTTGAATTATCCCAACTCATATATTGGTCACCAATGCGTTTAGAAATGTAATTTGGTGAAGCCGGATTAAGGTTCAAGTTTGAATATTTTTCTATAGAATTACCACCCATATCCTTTACACAAATTGTAAACGTCCCGAATGGATCATTTATTGGATTTGTTGATTCTCTAATATCTTCAACAGCGATCATATGATTCTTTTGGAACTGATCTCCTTCTTCTAGCCCACAAATTCTGAAAAGTTGTTGTTGGTTTGTTGATCTCTGAGAGAAAACCATTCCACTTTTCGGTGCAGCAGAACCAGTAAATCGATAACCCCAGTTTCCAGCAGCAGTTGATCCTGAACTCATTGGAAGTAAAACTCCACATTGATCTCCAGAGGTTGAAGTGGTCACATATGTCTCAACGTGTCTTATATAAGATTCTCCAAGCCAATATGTTTTTAAATTAGCAGCGGAAGTAATTGTCGAGTTACACAGTTGAGGGTTTGTATTAAACACATTTCGGATATACAGAGAAGAGTTTCTATCAAAATTGAAATTAACGGTCTCTACTAATGCCGAAGAACCATTGTAAATCTTTGCACGAAATTGCCTACTAGCAGCATTTGATTTAATTAATCGTCCAGCATTAGACTCAGTGTTGGATCCACCGTATTCTACACCATCGAGGACCATGTATCCGTCATTAACGTAGAAGATTGCTCCAAGAGCGCCTTCTCCAAGTTCTTGAGTTGCAGCAGCAAGGGTTTCGCCGGCAATGACAACACCACTTGCTGACGTTGCTACTGCAGCGCTTCCAAGGGTTGTCCCGGTAAATGCTATTTCAACAATAGCGGTTCCGGTTGTATGTTTAACAACAAAGTTTACTAGGTTACCTTTTTCAATCTCGGCATTAATTGCAGTGGCAAGGTTTAAAGCACATGCGTTAGCGCCACCGCCAATATTAACCTCAACACTACCAGCAGGAATTGTGTCATCAGAATCCCACTCAAAACTCAGGGCTGTGCCGCCTTGTTCTGTGATAGTAATCGTGTCATTGTTGGAAGGCAGACCACCTGCTACAGTGAGGGTTGCAAACGCCAATGCTTGTCCAAGATCGGCAGTGCTATCAGCCAAGAAGAGCCCGTATGCCGTAGCATTGGTACCAGCAACAGCGGATAGGTTACCATCTAACTTCCACCCGGCCATACCGGTTGAAGTATCAGCACTTGGGTGTGAATCACCAACAAGGCGTACATAAGTGATTGGAGACTCACCAGAGGCTAACCATGCTTGCGCAGCATACACACCTAGGGTTGGCCCTATCGTGTTGCCGTTACGCCAAACATCGCCACCTTCACCGCCACCGGCAACCGGAGTTCCGAATACTGCGATAAAGTCGTCTAAATTCTTAATTTTTACCGGTTTATTTCCGGGACCCTTTCTTGCGCGGCCGATGATAATTGGTCCTTCTGCATCCCTTTCTGGTGACAGAATACTCTGGTCAATTTCTCGGATATTTATTCCGGGTGATAGAAAATCAAACTTTTTAGCCATTGACTAATTCTCCTTATAATATATAATTCTTATTAAATAGTTTCTCTAACCTCAAAAGGCATCAAAACTCCCTGTATTTCTTGTTGTCGGTTTTCCATGGTTTTTCGTCTCCAATGATAACTCTTTCGCGAACTAGTTTGACTTCAACGGTGGTTTCTTTGGTTACGATTTTTGGCGCCTCTTCATTTACTCCATCTCCTAGGAGATAACCCAATACTTTGATATCAACTTTAGTTTGGAACATTCTCTCATCCTCGCCTAGGTTAGACATATTGTTTGATTGAGACATGTCTTGTTGAATGAATGCCTCGAACTGGTGGCCCTCATTACGAATTAACAAAGAATTTATATTACCAGTTCTTGTAACAAATGGAGTCATCAAATCATTCATTTGTTGTTGATACTCGGTTCTGAGTGTGATCGAATAATTTACTGTAACCCACACAGGGATAGGGATATAAATTTCTTCGTATACAATTTTTTTGTTGTTCGTTGGAAAGTGATTATCGCCGGCTTCTTTTTTCGCATCTGCAGAGGCAAAATCTCTTGTTTTTTCCTCAGAAATTTTTCTGGCTACACGTCTTACGTGTTTTTTATAACCTCTAGCACCAGATTTATCCGGAAAAATATTCGCCTGCCATGCACCTTTCATATTTGGGTCTTTTGCAAAAGCCGTTCTTTCAATTGAGATTAATGGCAACTTAAGTTTACCAACTGCATCTCTTATTTCCTTCTTCTTGACGTGAAAAGACCTCTCAGGTGATATCCAAAGGACTGGGACTTTTTTCCAACCAGCATTCGTGGTTGTATGTAAAGAAAAGGTCTCATTAATCATTTCGTACACTGCTTTATCTATAGTTTCTATAGTTGAAGGTTGTATTGATATTTCTTTATTCGCCATTGAATAGTCCATCCCTAGATCTAATACATTCTGCAGTTATCTCAAATTTTGAATCGATTTGACCAAACAACTGCTTAGGTTCATTTAGTTTTACTATCTCATAATAGATATCACCGTATTTTACAAAATCCCCTTCTCTTACGAATAAATTTTGATCTTCAGTTAATCTTCTTTTGTGAAAATGTATGATAGCAGACGTCTTTTTATCAATACCAACGCTATCCA